ATGGACCCACGGGCCTCGTAGACGTCGTCTAGTAGCTCTCTGTTAAGGAATAAGTAATTAGTTATCATATACCCCCCTGGGCAATTTGGACACCGTATATCAAAAATAAAGCCGTTCGCGGTGGTCCCAACGGCTCTGAATACACTCTTTATCTCAATCCCGCTTTTAACGTAAAGTGCACTCAGCTGTTCTGAATGCTCTCTTGAAACGAATCCGCTTTTAACGGAAAGAACACTCATTTTCATCTTAAAACACTCTGCCTGGACCACGCATAGCGGCATCGGTCATCCTCCGCATACTAATCACAGAGTGCTTTAAGATGTCCTCTGATTCTAAGTCAAAGGACATCAACTTACACAACGGTCGGCTCGGTTGTCCGACAGCTCCCAACTACGGCGTTCACCTCTCGAAGGTATTGACTACGTCAACCCTAACGACTCCAGTGCGTTACCTGCGACCCTAGAGACCGTCGCCTCTTCGTCCGAATAAGGGTCCTGAGCTTGTTAAACTCAGTTGCGTTGTGCCCTCTAGTCAAGCTAGAAGTTCTATAGTCGAAACTTGTTTTTACGAAGCTCGGCTATAGCGTTTGTACTGCTGGGTCTCGAACCCAGAAATCTCAATTACGTTGCGCTGTTATGAGAAAGGTAGTTTCGGCCTGTCTATGCTATGCTAGACGTTGAGCGCAGAGTGGTTTATTAGCATTACACCACCCGTTCATATAGGCTTAGACCACACCCCGTATACCAATTCCGGCACAGTACAAATTTACTCTTACAGTATAGCACCTTGTGCCACACTGTCAATCTTTAAATAAATGATTTACGTTACTCGTCGTCTTCGTACATTGCTCTTTCTCGAGCGATTGCTTCCTTGGTAACGTCGAGCAACATTTCTTGCGCATCGAGCTCGGCACATTGGCTGCCTTCGTGACCGCCGGGTGCCCAGTTTCTGCGTGTTATTTCAAACAGCAAATCGATCATTGCGCCTTTAATAAAGTCCTGTAAAAACCGTTCAGCTTCTTCTAAACGATCTTCTTCAACCAGTACTTGTAGTACTTCCTTAACAGACGCAAATCCGCTGTAGCGAACACCGTCAAACCTAAGAAAGTTCTTGATGTACTTTGTTGCAGAGTTTTCTGCAACTCTTGACAAGTCAAACATTATGCGTCCAACTTCGTCCAGGTCATCTAAGTGACGTTTGAACTCTGCAAGGAAAGTAGGTATCTCATCGACGACGTCGTCATAGCTGTAGCTGAAATATTCAATGTCGCCTTTCTCACGATTGTACTTGCAATCTTCGATACTCCAACTATTTAGAAGATCGTCGACGCAGTCTTTTCGCATCATAACATAGTCAATTTCTGCTTCGTCACCAAAGTAGGTTTTCTTTGACAGGCGTCCTTCACGCACAGCGTTGTAGAACTCTTTAACGCCAAAGCCTTCCTTTTTAACAGGGATGTCATGATACTTGTTCTCGCCTTGCTCGATCTCAAGCAGTGCTTTCCTAACGCCGCTAATAACAACCTTTAGTCCAGGACCTCGGTCGTTTTCGCCAGCGCCATAATCATTGTACTCCGCTACCCACGGAACCAAACACGGTTTCCAAAATGCAGTTGCGTAGCAACGTTCGTGTGATGTTACTCTTTCAAGTGCAAACACATACACTTCTTTGCCTGCGTTAATGTGCAGTCGAGTTAAACCGCAAGTCTTATTCCAAGAACCCATTAGTTCTACCTTTCTTTATGAATGTACAGTTATGTTATAACTATTTGGCGTTCTTGTCAACTGGTTTTTGTTCTTTGTCTTTCTTTCCGAATATTCTATCCCAGTTGTCGGCGTACTGCTTATTACTGGTCTTGCTTTTAATTTCGTCGCCGGTTACATCGTTTCTAGATGCCATGTTCGTTCCTTAATTCAACACGCCGTAGATTTCACTCTCTGTCATTACCAAGAGTTCTTCACCGTCTATTTCTATAGATTTACCTGCTTGCTTACCGAAAACAACAACGTCGTCTACTGCTAGCGATACAGTTACCATCTTTCCGTCGTCAAGTGTGCGGCCGGGACCTACAGCAACTATCACACCTTGACACGGCTTCTCTTTGGATGCACCTGGCAATACGATGCCACCTTGTGTTACTTCTTGTTCTTCTTTACGTCTTACTACTACTCTATCCTGAATAGGGCGAATGCTCATTTTTTCTCCTGTTAGCTTTGTGTGCCTGACTTGGACATCTTTCCGTAGTCAATGATGCAGGCTCGATCTTGACCTTCGTTCTTTATATACATCGTGTACACACCGTCTTGGTCCATAGCCATAATCACCGGCGCCTTGGATGTAGATGGACTACCGCTGCTTCCTGACAGTACTTCCACTTGCCCAGCTTGCTTGACAGAATTTTCTATCACATCAAGACTGCCACATGCTACTTCTAATGGCAGTACTATTAGCTGCTCGTGCAGACGACTTGCTACTGAAAGCAATTCCTATAGCCAGAAGTACTAAAATGATTAATAGTGCGATTGCATTTTTCATAGGGTTCTCCAACAGTGTTACCTTAATATATTTACGCAAAAAGATAAGTTAATGGAGTAATTTAGGAAGGATGGTGCAGGGCAAGTCACTGCTGAGAGAGGGAGGTCATTTTACAATACTCACCCTGCACCATATAGCTCGAAATAGTCACTGGATGAGCTAGTCCAGCTTGAATTAGCTAGCAGTTACTATTCAACTGCAAAGTCACCACACGTTTCACTTTCTAGTGCTACCTACTTTTAGTAGTAGGTCAACGCAATCCAGCGCATTTCAGCTTTTGTGTACTAGACCGGTTTCTATTTGGATAAGCCTGATAGTTGCCTAGTTTAACTAAAAGGTATAACCAATTCTTTAAATTCTCAAAGGATAAACATGCTATCCTTTGTAAACTTAAAAGTAAGTAAGCCTGAGACTATAGCTTATAATGAAAGGTCTTTTGAATGCCGTACCTGAACTCTTGCGAAGTCAGTTAGCTTCTTATCCACTAAGCCCATTTTACTGGTGTCCTAGTATCCTTTCAACGCTGCCTTTTTTGGAGAGTGGCTGTTCTCTCGTCGCGTAACAATATTCGTCCTTCGATCTTCCGCCTGCCTTGCGAGCAGTTCACAGTCGCTAAACCGTTACGTCTTCTCTTCGAACAAACAACTTCGCCTTGCGAGCTCCGTTGCACCCGGTTCTCTATGAGCCAGGTATTAAGCGTCTTTCATGCTACGCCGGGGCAGTCTTTTGCATTTTATATAAGTCTCGGATTTGAACCAAGTACCCATCGATTAAGAGTCGATTGCTCTACCAATTGAGCTAACTTTGCAACCTACCAAGATGTGCTGCCCCAGTTGCTTCCAATCTTGTTAGAAAGAAATACAACACACCTCATGCCTTTCGCCTTGCGAGCTACTAAACGGTTCTTCAAGTCTCCGGTTATCCCTTCAACTATCAAACTGACACTTTGCCTTTCTACGCTAATAGTCAGACTTGTATCTACCTGTTGGTTCTCAGCATTCGTTAGTTTTGGCTGTAAACAGTGTGAGCGCCAACCCAATTACACCTCAGCGTTTGCCCTAGTGCTATCCTTTCGGACTGTATACCTAACTTACTGCCTACCGCCGTTCTACGGACGGAGTCAATGGACGGCATACGCCGCATTAACCAAACCCAGGCTTGCTTAGGAAGACTACACTTATAACCAAAGTCATAAGGAGCGCGGTTATGTAGGAACTTACCGCTTTGGGCACATTGCTGTGCTTACCTTAGCTTGCTGCCCGAAGACAGCAAACAGCGAACTAAGCTTCGCCAATTCTCTTTGATAATTTACTATTCTTACCCAGGCGTTTTGCTTTTGCCCGTAGTCGCATCTTTTGCGAAATCATATACAAACTTTTAATATTGTTAATTTCAGGATTTTCTTGTATTGCTCTCATATACCATCTAAGTTCATCAGTGTACCTAAACCATTCGCCCTTGTGTCGAATATGCGAGAACAATTCGTGTAGTCCTTTTTCTGTCTTATAAGACCCTTCAAGTACTGCTTTGATCTTAAAGTCTATTGGAGAAGCTGTTTGTAACTCTTTAAGTCTTCTTCCGGAATCAACAGAAGTCCCAATTTTAATAAATTTGTTGTACGATCTAATAAAGTAAATCATCTATACCTTTGTTAAAGAACGTGTTAGCGTTTTGCTAACCTATGTACTAATTATAGTGCCTAACGTTACTGCTGTCAACCACTATTTTAACTCTTTTCTGGAAAGTTTTTAATGTCCTTTCCCTTACTGTTTATACAGTATACGCTCACTTACGTGCGTTGTCAAGCACTTTTTCAAATCTTTTTTGGAAAAGTTTTGTTGCCTTTTCCTTATTGTCTGTAAGCAGTTTAGTATCTATCTTTCATCCTGTCAACTAGTTTTTTGAAACTTTTTTCAACATTTTCGTCTACGTGACTTGATGCTGAGATACCGTTTCTTTCAAGGCCGGTAACTACTACAGCGAGTAGATCTTCAGTCTCGAAATTGTCATTAACAAAAGTCAATGCGTTTACGACTTTTCTGACAGTTCAGAATCTTTCTGTTCTGCTAGCTTCGAAAGCTCATAAACAATGGAAACAGCGATTGCGTATTCAGCACTCATGCCAGCTGAGTCCCACGACTTAAGATCACCTGACAAAATATCCTGGATACTTGGCAGGTTATTCATCATGTCTTCGAACCCGTTTGCATCGTAAGTGTTCATCGAAGTTGCCATCTTTAAAACCTTATTTGCTTCAGTGTCTATACAGTTTAATGCATCTTCTTCTGCTTGTCAACTACTTTTTTCAACTTTTTGATTAAATCTTCTGCTTCATCGTATTCTTGCGTTTGAATGCATTCGTTGATCTTCATACTGAGATCTGCGACTTCTGGATTCCAGTGAACCTGTCCGCGAAGATCGTTGCGTTTATTTTCCAACATTGTTTCCAACACGTTCTGCTCTGGTGTCTTGTACTCAAAGATAAACATAGGGTAATAGTCATCTACGTTATCTGTTCCAAAGCGTAACCATACGTGTCCAGTATCTACATCTACAAGAAAGTAACCTTCGAAATATCCGTCTTTGTCTTCTCTTACTTCAACAGTTGCAAAGCTGCGTCTCAAAAACACCAGCTGGTGATCAGCTGTTGTATTGATGCATTGAAGGTAGCTGCGATAGCCGTCATCATCGTCTTCGATAGCTTCAAAGACATGAGGGCCGATCTTAAACGAAGTATCGTGCACTCCGTAAAATTTGTACTTTCTGCCTACTGTCTTTTTGAATTCCATTTATTTCTCGAATCGTTCTTTTAAGCGGAGGTACTCCGCGTAGTCTTTTGCGTACTGCTCTTCTTGTTCGCGCTTTTCACGTGCGATACGCTGTTCGTCAAACGCCTGGTGTCTTTCCCACCAATCAGCAAGTTTGCGTGATTGTGCATCCTTGGCGTTATAAACAATCTGGTCAAATGTTTCCGGCTCAGACTTTTCAAGTTCTCGCAGTGTTTCGCACAAATCTGCTGTGAGGCCGTCAACTGCGCCTGGGTCTCCATATAAGCTACTCGAAATACTCCTCAGTTCGTCTTCGCCGTAAACATAATGGATTTTCTTGCCGCGCTTGCGTTGTACATAAAGCATCATTGATGCAACGTTGCGACTCTCGATCTCTCTTTTGTTTGGCTCCATGTAATCTGATCTGCAGGGCATTATAGATCTGCAGGGCATTATAGAGCTCCTATCACGTAAACAAGTTGAATACTAAGTGCGCCGGCTAAGAACAAATTCAACCGTGCTACAACTTCTGAGTTTTTTGTTCCGTGAATACCAGCTACTAAATTAATAGCTAGAAACAATACAATAAGAAGAATCTCAATAGTCATTACCTTTACTCTTTCTGTTAGTGTGTATATATTGTAAGCTCAGATAGCGTTCCTGTCAATCAGTTTCTTGATAGACTGCATCTCCCCAAACAATATCAAAAATTAGCTTTTGTTTCTCGTTACGAAAAAATACTGCGCTGGCAGCGGCCCACTGCTTAACTGTAAGTTAAGTTTAGTAACACAATGTTACTTCTTATATTATATATCTCAAAGATAAAAAAGTCAACCGTTTTAGGCTGACTTTTGGAAAATAATTTGGACCCCCTGGCGAGATTTGAACTCACGACACCCAGGGTCGAAACCTGGTGCTCTTGTCCACTGAGCTACAGAGGGATTATGTTACTAACGTTCGTCGTAAAACCCTTTTTCTTTTAGGTACTCGATGAACTCGTCTTCTAATGCTCGAATGCGTTGTTAGCGCCGCCGTTCGGTGTATTATCGCGAAATCGTACACCGAACGACTTGGCTTTGCTCACAAGTAACCTGACTCTTTCTAGCCCATTTACGAGCTAGCCAGGAATCGAACCTGGACTTGATCGCGCCACCCGTTGCTTAGTATTTCACGCCCAGCGTCTTACGACCAGGCGATTGAAAATCTTTGTTTACGTAGCCTTTGTAATAATGGCAGCATTTACAAAGCGTCTGAAAATGCTCTTCTTTGTCATCTACTGACGGATCGCCTGCAATATGATCAGTGTCAAGCATTCCTGTCCAGACAACGTTTGTCGTGCATGTAAATCCTAAACGTCCGTCTATGTTCTCGCAGTAGTCTTTCTTAAAGCGACGATACGGATGAATCGAATTCAAATAGTCTGTTGTTGACTCAAACCCGTTACGACGAGCAGTGATATCGGTAATAGTTTTAAGTCCGTACTTTTCTGCTGTGCGCTTATTGTGACACGGTGAACAGTACTTGCGCCAGCTAACTTCTACCTTGTTACCTTTGTCGTCATAGAAATTACGTATTGCTGCTACATTTGCGGTGCAGCCATCTGTGGTACATGTTGGACGGGGCATTTTGATACACTGTTTCATACTGTTACCTTTTGGCCTTGTACAGGAAACACTTCGTCCTGTGGGTTGTTTTTTGCTTTTTCAGCAAGCTCTTGTAGTTTATCGAGACCGTAGCACTTTTTAATGTTATTAACACTAACGTAGAATGCAGGTCTCCGCAGCCGATTAAAATAACAAGGTTGAATTAACCTTAACGGGCGCAGCTCGCCTCCTACCTTAACCGAATACAGTGTTTCGTTTTTGGTGTTAAAGAAGTAACCGTTGTACTTTGTTGCAATAAACTCGCTCGGTAACCGTACCATACGTGCCTCTTAATTAAAAAGTCTAAGGGTACTAAGGTCTTCGTCGATTAACTCTGGTGATATAGGACCGATGCCCGCACACGTAATCGTTGGTTCTGCAAATATTGTAAATCCTGCGTCCTTGACCAAAGTAGTTCCTGTAACAGTTGTGTACTTTCGATACAGCTCTATTAGCTCTGCTTCTGTGTTAACACGAACAGTGATCTTTACTGCGTGATCACTGTCCTTGTATGCCTGTGCGTCTTCTGGGAACCTTAGTTCTGCGTCCCAAAAGCTGTGCAAAAATGCGTGACCCGCTTGGCTTGTCATCTTGCCGCGAATGCCTTTCATCTTCTGCACAGCTTCCATACACATTATTGCGTACATCTTCATTGTTTTACCTTGTTTTATTGTTTGTAACAAACAACAATTAAGTGTTTTTAACCTGTTTATACAGTATAGCATCATTGCATACTGTGTCAACCTAAAATGGCCCAGCAGGTAGGATTCGAACCTACGACCGCCGGCATCCAAGGCCGCTACTCTACCAAACTGAGCTACAGAGGGATTATGTTACTAACGTTCGTCGTAAAACCCTTTTTCTTTTAGGTACTCGATGAACTCGTCTTCTAATGCTCGAATGCGTTGTTGGGCAAACTCTCCGGAAATATCTCGGAACCCAAATCTAGTCCCGTCGTGCAAGTACGCGTTCTTCTCATGGAGCCAATTAATAAAGTTTTGAAATTCTGAAATTACAATTTCTCGTTTATCGTTGACCATTGCTAGTTTCTCTTTGTTTGGTGCGGACACGGGGACTCAAACCCCGAACTTCAGGGTGGAAACCTGACGTGTTATCGTTCACACTATGTCCGCGTTGTAGGTTACTGCACAATGCATGGGCGGGCTTATTATATAAACGCCGCTCCTCGGGCAGAGTAAAGGCTCGTAGCCCCGATTAAGCATTCTTTCTGTTACTAGCCAAGCAAGTAATTTGGCACCCTGAGCAGGATTCGAACCTGCGTGTTTCCAGCTGACCTTTCAACTCGTTCGTAGCGAGAGGGTGTACCAGGGTATTAAAATTGTGTTGCCACCTCAGGAATGACATCATTCCCGGGATTGGCTTTTTCTTTTTAGCCAGAGTTCTCAACTGACTGAGTGCATAACTTCTTCTATTGCCGTTTACGCTGATCTTAAAAAAACGGTTCACGCATATGGTTAAACGGATTTGGCTGAAGCAGCTTCATCGGTTTAAGGATGCCGTCTATTTTGAGCGAGTACAGTATCTCGTTCTCTGTGTTAAAAAAGTAACCACGTGCTTTAGTTGCTATAAATTTTTCTGGTAAACGTACCATGTTATCCTCTTAATTAAAAAGTCTAAGGGTACTAAGGTCTTCACCACTCAAGGTCTGTTTAAGTTCATCAAATCCACCGAGGTATTCAGCGAAGCCATCTTGCATTTTGAAAATCTGGGGCACTGAACGAACAGGCTTGCCAACTTTCTCTTGCATCGCAACCAGGCCTTCTTTCGACATAATCTCTTTGTAATCGTAGCTGAGTCCGTTCTGCTCCAGTAGTCGTTTAGCCTGGTCACAGAACGTGCATTGCGGAGTTCCGTATACGATATATTTCATTTTGCCTCCATTAGACATTTTCTACATAAACATGATGTTTGAATATCTGATTCCATTTTTGAGATTGGAATCTCTTTACACCAACAAGCTGAAATAGACTTCCCATCTTCCAAAGCACAGTGTGTTGGCTGGCTACAATTCGGACAGTTATGTGTTGACGTCTGTCCTTCGATCTTCTTCATTGTCTCCATGCGGTTCATCGTACTCATATCCTTCCAAGTCATGATCTCATTGATCGTACGTGTGCAAGCTACACACATACTCTTGTGTAGCTTGCACTTCTTAACACACGGCGAATCAGAAACTGACTTCACATTGATTTCCACTGCACGCTTGAGCTCCCATCTCATCAACACTGACGAAGGACTTAACATCAAGTTGGGAGGTAAAGTCAATCGAATCAATGGTCCGTTCGATGGTTTTCCATTTGTGGAAATTGTAGCAATCTTTCAAACAATCCGTCATCTTCCTGACCGCATCTGCATACTCAACAGCATCAGACAGGTTATCAACGTTGAGATCTCTACCCTGGTTCGGCATGAAGTAGTTACGAGCAAACTTATCAGCTCTGCGTATCCAATCTCGTTTCAGTAGATCCTCACTCGCTTCTGGATCCAGCTTTTCTCCCTGACCGAGAACTGTACTACAAGCAGTCCACAGATTGTTGTTGAATGCCTTCATGGCGTCGACAATCAACCCAGAAGCAAACATAGAAGCCTCCCCATATTCCTTCATAATGTCTTCTGCTGAGAAAACCTGGGTGAACGGGGCTTGTGGGAAAGCCTTATCCCCGAAGGCAGACATCAGCGAGATCCCAGCAAACCAGCTCCGGTTCTCGTATATGTAATCGAACACCTCATCCCAATCATCTACAGTAATCGTGTTGGAAACGTTATGGCGTAGGTCCTTATCGACACATAGCTCAACGTTTGTTCCATGCTCTACCCAGAACTGCTGAGCCTTCTTCACATACTCAAGCTGTTGCACTCCCTGTAGATCGTCCTTATACATAGAGCCTTCTTTTGAGACGACGGGGAAAGCCACTACATAATCAGTGCCAGTGTTTGACCATACTGACTTCTCAACCATCTTAGGATTATGCTTGCGAATCAGACCAAGGACATCGTCCTGCTCGTTCATCTGAACATTGCGGAAGTACATATATGAATGCTCACCGTGGATACCAGAGGCAGTACCTAGAAGAACAGAAGCGTTACCACTAGGCTTAACACAAGTAGTCCTGGAAGCCTGGTTGATGTTAACCATATCAGCAACTACTTTGTTCCAGTACTTGACCTCCTCAGCCCCGTCAATCATATTCTGCTCGTCAAACAGGATATCAGGATTATTCATCCAACCAGTGATAGACACCCCGATCAGAGCCTCGTGTTCTGTAATACGACGAGTAGCATCAGATAGGTATTTAAAGTTGGAGTACCCTGCCTGTAACGTACCGAGAATAGCAGCAGCTTTACACAACTCCAGGAAGATTTCACGAGAGGTACAATGTCCGCCATTGATTTCAGTTAGGTTGCAGAATTGGAATCCTGATTCACCAGTCTCGATACAGGTTGGAAGCATACCGATTTCAACACACGGATTGTAACAAAATTCGAGATTGTCGGTCCAGATGAATCCTGGTTCGCCACATTCCTTCACAGACTCTTTAATGTCGAGCCACTCTTCATACGTAGTATCATTACGTAGTAGGACTACAGAGTTGTTTGATCGCCCTCGTTGTGGGTTATCAACATACCACGATCCTGTCTTAGCGCTCATCATCTCTTGGTCGTCTTTAGAGAACAAACAGATTGTAGCTGAACGCCGTACGCCACCACTCAGGACAGCATCGCTCATATGCATTGTGAAATCATAGGCAGTGATCGACTTGAGCTGAATCGGCTCTCTATCGTGCTTCACAGCAGCGTCAAGCAGGTCTTCACATTTATTAAGGGCATCGCGCAGCCCTTCAGGACCAGGTGCTTTAAACCCACCTGAGATGTACGAACCTTTTGGCCTGATCTTTGAGAAGTCAAACGATACGTGACAACCTTCGTACTCAGGGAACTCACCACCACCTTCAAAGTAGGATGACAACAGAACACCAAAGGAATCAGCCCAGCCCTCAATCGTATCTGGAACAACAAACACTTTTGACTTCTTAGCGTATCGTTGCTTAATAGGAGGCAACTGATTAATGTGATGGTTCTGCACAGAGAACCCAACACCACACCCAGATAACAGCAAGTACATCGCTTCCTGAAAGAACCGAGGACGATTGCAATGTGATACTGAGCAATTGTACATTCTTGATTCGTGCTTAAAAATCTGCTCACCACCGAACTGTAGAGCTCGTTGGGCTCCAAGCACAGACTGGGGTATGTATTTGGAGGCTGCAAAATCGATCAGCTGATCCAGTTCTGGGGTGAGAATGTCTTGATACTTGGTTCGATGCATCTGAATAACACGTTGTATGGATTCTTCCCATGTTTCGTAACGTGATTGTACATCATCCCAACGGCTGTATCCCATGTAGAATTTCGATTGGGATAGCATTTGTTTGCCGATATAAATTTCGCTCATTGTTTTTCCTTGTGATTAAAAATAGGTGTGAAAACCGTAACAAAGCATTGCGTGGCTATCTACAATGTCTGACACAGGGTTCGATTCTGCATTTTGTCCAAACTCTTGTACTAGGTTGATACCTGTTCGTTCAACAAAAGCATCATGCATAAGAGTCTTCCCGCTATTCCCTTTACCAGTGTAGTACTTCTTCACGGTTGTGGGAGACGGAGTGTGGTATTTGATATTGGCACGCCACAAGTGATACTTCAATAAAGCTGTATTCTCAGCAATATTAAACACACGTCCTTTCGCACCCATAGCATATCCTTCTAAACATACCTCTTGTACACTAAACTTTTTTAAGATTGACATTGCCCATTGTGATATGTTGTAGAAGCGTTCCATCTCGTTCCGTATTGAGAATTTTCATTACCAATTCCTTTTCCTGAATTAGCAATGCTAATCTTATTTTTTGCTTCTAAACTATGACGTTTGTTATAAAACTGTCCTTGCGGATTTCTTAAGTGACTAACCTTTGACATTAATTGCGCATGTCTTACCGTATGTGACGGGTTATATGGTTTAGTTGTGTTAACATGATCCCAGCCACCAAACCCACCAACTTTTAAATTGTAAGTGTTCTCTTCAGCTAAGAAGTCTACGTTTACTATTTCAGCTTCTTTATCATACATTTCAACAGGGTTGTCAAACACAAACAAAATCTCTTTTGTAAAGTGTCTAGCTCCGTGTTTTTTGATAGCATAGTTCAGATATTTTCCTGACCCCATGTACCTATCCTCTAGCTCTTGGGTCTTATGAGTTCCTATATAGAACTTGCCGTTAAGTGCGTTCGTAACTCGATAAACTGTGTAGTATGTTTCCATACTATTATTTATCGGTTCGAGTCCGGATTACAAACTATAATGGAAGCAGTCAGACTCGAACTCACAACCTGCGATTTGGCAAACCGCCGCTCTACCATTAGGAGCTATGTCCGCATTGTATGGTAACCGTAGTATACAGTCTTTTACAGTTTTGTCAACTGTTTGTTTGGCAGCCCCGGTAGGGTATAATCCTACAACCTCCTGAGTCAAAGTCAGGCGCTCTGTCAATTGAGCTACGAGGCAATAAAAAGATTTGCTTTGTAGGATTGGGAGATTGCCGCCTCTTACACCTACTTGCGAGCTTGGCATTTACTGCCGCAAAACAGATCACGCTATCCTCTCTGTTCGCACTCGCTGCTCCTCTATAGCCTCCTAAGGAGCACCTGTTCATACCAGGTTGAAAGCAAAATTGGTGGAACGTGCTGGAGTTGAACCAGCGACACCTGATATTTCACACCAGTGCTCTACCATCTGAGCTAACGTTCCGTAAAATGGTCTCCGCACCGAGACTCGAACTCGGTTCTTCCGGGTGAAAGCCGGGAGTTCTAACCAGATAAACTAGACTGCTAACACAAATATGGAGCGGATAGTTAGTTAGTTTAAGCGCAGGCCTCTGGCTGCTCTTCCACTTCCTTTATTTCTTCCGCTGAATGTAGGAGTTTGTGAGTGACAATTTGGACATATTAGCCTTAAGTTTTCAGGATAATCGTTACCAGCGTTACCGTCAATATGATCTACTTGTAACGTTATTGGCTGTCCGTTCCAGTCACTAATTCCACAACAACCACAATTATAACCGTTTTCTTCGCTTAACCAAATACGTAATCGATTCCTGTCATACGTCTTCTCTTCTTTGTTAAGCCACTGCTCTTTATGCTTTTGTGTAACGTGCCTTGAACTACAAGTATTGTTGCAGTACTTGTTAGTGTACTGAACCCCTTTTAACTTGTTTTCTTCATTACAGTACAAACAATTAAAATACTTTGTCAATGGTAGACCTCTCTATAGCCGTATGTATTTATCTACCATTGACGTATTTGGAGCGGATAGTGAGACTTGAACTCACGACCTGTGATTTGGCAAACCACCGCTCTACCAGCTGAGCTATATCCGCGTTAAAATGGTCTCCTAGGTAAAATTTGAATTTACGACCCCTCCGCCCCAAACGGAGTGCTCTGACCAGACTGAGCTACTAAGAGATTAAACTGGTCTGCGCGGTAGGATTCGAACCTACGACCGCCGGCATCCAAGGCCGCTACTCTACCAAACTGAGCTACGCACAGAAAACTTTCTAAATTGGTGGGCAAGGTTGGAATCGAACCTACATTTTACCCTGGAACATCTGTTAGTAAGGCCTTTACAATAACAGTTCCTTCGGATTAATTGGTGGATGTTAGACATTAACTAACAACTCTGTAATCTTTAATAAACTTCGAAAACATCTTACTTAATGTCATTGGAACTATTTCTTTCTTTTTTGCAAACTTTCTCAGCGATAGCTCTGAACTAGTAAACTCTAAATATAGATTTTTGGCTTTGGCTCGCCTATACGTCGAAGACCTCCTAATTCGGTAGTGTTTAAGACGTATGTTGTTTTTTCTCTTTTTCTCTTCTTTATTTAACCGCTCTTCTAACTTATTTTTTTCTTGTAACTTCTTTTGTCTGTGTTTTTCAAAGTCAAGAATTCTTCCTTTTTTCCATCCTTGCTCAATTATAGATAGCTCTAAAACCTTTTTAGTTTGTTTTAGCTCCGTGTTATAAACCCATATTGTACCATATGACGAGTTCTTGTTTCCTGTTCTAGTCCTACACACACTTATATGCTTTTTCTTTAACCACCCGTATCTCTTATTATTGCGTGACAAATTACCTGCGCTGACTGTCATCATGTTAGCAGCATATACTAGCTTATGCTCTTTAGGATACATCTTAACCAGTAGCTGGTGCGCTACATAATGTTCTTCCGGAGTAAGTCTTACAATATTGTCTTTGTTATTAGATCCTCCAACACACCTCGGAATAACATGATGCCCTTCAGTATACTGATCTATCTTCCTACTTCTGGCTCTTTCTATTAAATTAGTATAGATTCGATTATAGTTCATACTACTATTTACATAACAGTAGCAGATTTACACTAACTTATGAATGGTGGAGCAGGTTGGATTCGAACCAACTTGTTTACCTTTCGGGCCGGACTTAGTCCGGTGCGACACCGCCATCGTCACCGCTGCTCCTTAAACTTTCTAAAATGGGGCGCACGACGGGATTCGAACCCGCACCTACCTGAGTCACATTCAGGGGATCTACCAGTTAAACTACATACGCCATAAAACTTGTGGTGGGCCCGGACG